CCAAAATTAAGGAGCAAGCTCATGCCGATTATATTACAACTACTCCGAATACATATGGTGTAGCAGATTTAGACATCGAAGTTGAAGCTAAGGCTAAAGAATTGTCGTGGATCAATTTAAATTTAGAATATTGTCAAAATACAGCATTAATTTTAGAATAATATATTTATTATAAATAATAATTTAATAAAGGGTTATAATTATGGCGTATTACAAATACAAAAACAAAGTTACAGATGATTTAGAAGATGCATATGAAATCATCAAGATGGTCGGTCGGGCATTAACTGAAAATAAATCTGATAAACAATCTACTTTAGATAATTTAGCACGTGCAATGAAAAAGATCGAATCAGCACGTTATTACGTAGACCGCGAATAAAAATCAAAAAATATGAAATCAAAATCAACGCCACCCCCAAAAGGGTTTAAAAGATTACAGTGCAAATATTGTGATAATGTATGTGAACGGGTTGATGAAAAGGCAACTGCAGTTACGTGTTGGCAATGCACTTCGAAATTGGTAAATGGTCAACATTTGGAAATACGTAAATAATTTCTTATATTAAATTTATGTTAGAAGCAGAAAAAATTAAATCAAATTGGGAAGCATATCGCAAAGCGGTAAATGATTACTTCCCAACGCGTAAAGATCAACTCAACCGAATGTATGATGATTTTGAAGATCGTATGGTAATGATGCCGGCATCATCAATAGCACACTTTCATAATGCATTTGCGGGAGGATATGTAGATCACGTACTTCGTGTTATTGCGTGCACTGAAAAACTTTATGAATCTTGGTCTGAGATGGGTGCTGATATGTCTGGTTATACTATTGAAGAACTTCGTTTTGCGGCAATGCATCATGATTTAGGTAAAGTAGGTTTTCCGGGGGATGGTAATGAAGTTTACCAAGTAGAAACATCTGATTGGCATCGCAAGAATCAAAACAAGATGTATAAACACAATGAAAATATTCCGTTTACGATGGTACCAGATCTTTCAGTTTGGTTGCTTCAACAATATGATGTTAAAATGTCTTGGACAGAATATCAAGCAATCAAAATACATGATGGAATGTATGATGATGCAAATAAACCGTATTTCGTTGCTCGTTCAGCTCAGGCTAAATTGAAAACAAATTTGCCAATTATTTTGCATCATGGTGATCATATGGCAGCCCAAATTGAATTCGAACGCTGGAGAAACAATAAAAATGCATCTCCTAATCCAGTATCTGAAAAAAGTAAAATACAAAAAAGTAATGGATTGAAAAATCTAGCTGAAAATAATCCAGATGTCGAAAATTCACTTATGGATATTTTTAAAGCATTTAATCAGGAATAATATGGCTTTAATATTAATTAGTATAGTATCAATTGGTATTATAGGTTATTTAGCATATAGAATTTGGTATCTTGCAGGTACATTAGCAGAGGCACAAGAATATATTGAAGAATTAGAATCTACTAATCAATATATGTTTGATAGAATTTCTAAATCGTATACTGCAATGAATCAAATCGACCGATTAGGTGCATTTGAAAAAGATGATGAAGCAGGAACAACGTTTGCATTATTAAAACAAGTAGTAGACGAATTAAAAGAAGAATTTGATGGCAGCGAAGAGGAAGAAAAAAAGTAACGTTTACTTTACTAAAATAACAGATTTTGCAATTTCGGCATATAATCAAACTGCAAGTGATTCGGCATTACGCGAAAAAATCTATAGAAGATTTATATATCCTGCATTCATGAAAATGGCAGAAAATTTAATCAACAAAGTAAAGCCTACGTATATTGATTCTTCATTTGTAGATTTACAAACCGATTTAGTTACTTATTTAACGGAACGTTTAAATAAATTCAATCCAGCTGCTGGTAAAGCATATTCATATTATACTAGAACATCATTTAATTATTTAATTGCAGAAAATCAAAAAGCATATTCTAAATTGAAAGCTGATACGTTGGAATTAGATATCGACGAACAAAGAAATATCATAACCGAAATTCATAATGATGAAATGCAAGAAACGTTGCGTTACTTTATGGATGCATATATTGATTATTGTTATGATAATTTAAATTATATTTTTAATAATTCCGTTGACATCCATGTAGCTGATTCAGTTTTACATATTTTTGAGAGTCGAGAAAACATTGAAGATTTTAATAAAAAGGCATTGTACATTTTTATACGAGAACGTACGGGTTTAGAAACTAGTAATATTACACGTGTTGTTAAAGTATTAAAACAAATATACGTAGATAAATTTTTAGAGTACGAACAATCTGACTTCGTAAAATTGCCTTTTTGATATTTATATTAAAGGATTTTACTTATGGACAAGAATGATGAACTATTCAAAGGCACTACCTTTGCCGACTTGATGTCCGATGTCTATCATAATTCTAAAAAAAAAGATAGACAAATAAATCAACTAATTGCACAATTACAACCATTAATTCGTAATGCATCTGATGCAACTGTTATTGTGCCACTTATTAAAGAATATTTAGACGTTGCTGTTAAAAATGATGATCATTTAGTAAAATTAACAGCTATTGTGCAACGTTATATTTCAACCAAACAAACTATTTCTGGTGCCGACAGTTTATTAAGCGATGAAGAAAAAGAACAACTTTTAAAAGCTGCCGAGCAAACGTTATCTGCAGAATTATCAGATGAAATAGATAGTTTCGATAATGAGGATATTGTTTTAAAACAAAAGATCCATGATGCGAAACAAAAAATTGAAAAAGGTATGAATGATTGAACAAAGTCTTATTAATTTTTATTTTGGAGAAGTTATTGAATCTACTGACACTTATATAAAAAAGTCAGGTGAAAAAGATTCAAACATGTTATTCACAATCGATGTGATGATAAAACAAAATAATAATACCAAGATTTTAGAACGAGTTAAACCTATTTCATCTAACATAAAACAAATTCCAATAAAAGGTGAATCTGTATTAGTTTTTCAAGGATATGATCAAACTTCAAATTGGGTTAGGCGCCGTTTGCAATGGTATTATTTCCCAACTACGGGAATACAATCTAGAATCAATTCTAATGTAGTACCCGTTAATACAGAAAATTTTAAACCAGATCCAAATTTTGTTGAACGTGCTACTCCTATACTTCAACCATATATGGGTGATGTTATCTTTGAAGGTCGTTATGGAAATAGTATTCGATTTAGTAGTACTATTAATACCGGTAAATATGATATTCTACCAACTTGGTCTGGTCCGGAAACAACAGATCCTATTATAATATTATCAAATTCATCTAAATTAGATCTAGATAAAAACTTTGTTATAGAAGATATCGAATCTGATGATTCGTCTTTATATTTAACAAGTACGCAAACATTGGATCGATTGCAATTATCAACTCCATTAACTGTTAATAATGCAAACTTTAAAAAATCGCAATTTGTAGGTGTTGGCGAAAGAATTATATTACGAGCTAAAAAAGATATAGCTATAATCGATTCGGAAAAAGGAATTGTATTAAATACTACAGGAGAAATAAAATTAGGCGATGATTCTGCAACGGAACCCATGGTACATGGAAAAGTTCTAGAAGCAATTATTTTAAAATTAATAAAAGCAATTTCAGCAGGCGGCACAGCAAATGGCGCTGTTGTAACAACTAATGCTGTATCTATTATTGGTGAAATTTATGATTTACTACCTGATCTTAGTAGTCAACAATATAAAATAAAGAAAACATAATATGGCAGTAGCACCTCCTTTTGATTTAGTAATACAAAAAGTACCAACTGCGATTAATAAACTACAATCCGCATTAAACAAACTAACAGATCGATTAGCTGAGAAGGTAACTGAAGCAATATTAGATTCTTCTAAATTATCGGATCGTATTAAATGTAATGATCCTAGAATAAAAAAAATAAAAGCTACGTTAGAATCAATACAACAAATTATACAAAAAATACAAGATGTTTTACGAATATTACAAATTGTTGTACCAGCATTAACAGTTGCAGCTCAAATTGCATCAACATTAGCATCATTACAACTAGCAAATCCAGTACCGGTAATTTCTGGATTAGTACAAGCATTAGCAGTACAAAATGAATTAATTGCTACAATATTGGGGGCATTAAAACAAGCATCAATTATTGTAACAATCGTAAATGGTAGTGTTATTTTAGCATCTTCGCAATTAAGTGCTGTAATTAATAAATTAGCATCAATATGTGATAATGAAATATTTCCAGTTTCGTCAGCAACTCAAACTGCTATAGATTCTATTAATAATGAAATTGTTGATTACACGCCATCGCGCTTTTATAATGTACTTAATACATCAATTGATGATTTAGATAATCGCGAAGAACTTATACAACAATTGAATGCAAAACAACTAAGTATTTTAGACAATTTAATTGAAATGCCTAGCAAAGTAGTTTTTGTATCGGGGACTAATGAACCAACATCAGAAGATGGTAATTTAGGTGATTTTGCCATTAATTATGATACAAAAACATTTTACGGGCCCAAACTGTCTGATACTGAATGGGGAATGCCCGTAAAATACTAATACTTATATTTATAATAAAATAATCATATGGATTCAAAAACACTTATAAAAGCACTTAAAGTAGCCGTACGTGAGGTTATTAAAGAAGAATTAACTGAGATTCTTCGTGATGGGTTACAATCTACTATTAACGAAATGGCTCGTCCTGTTAAGAAAACAACTAATACGGTAACTCAGCGAACGCAACATACTGAAGCTGTTTCAACTAAAAAGAAACCATTATTTCAAGATAATAAATGGGCTTCAGTTTTAAATGAAACAGATCCATTGTCTGAACAAGGTCCAATGGCTATGAATAGTTTTCGTGACATGATGAATGAAGGTATGGAAGAAATTCGAATGACTTCGGCTGATGCACAAGGTTTCGGTATGATGCGACAAAACATGAAAGAAGCTATGGGGCATGCACCGATGGCGCCGCAAGTTATGGAAGATCCAGAAACCGGTAAAACATTTGAAGTTCCGCAAGAAGTTCAACAAGCAATGACTCGAGACTATTCTGCGTTAATGAAAGCAATTAGCAAGAAAAAAGGAAATTAATGGCATACATAATACAATCTGCTACACAAAATAATCCAGATACTTATTTAGGAGTATCAATTTCATTTGGTGTACCAGGTGTATTTACATCATTATTATCTGATGTTGAACAAGCTACTAGTAATTTAAAAAATTTATTACTAACTAGAATTGGCGAACGAGTTCATCAGCCAACATTTGGAACTAGATTGCTTGATATAATTTTTCAGCCAAGTGATGATGAAATTAAACAAGATGTTATAGATGCAATTACGGGTCCTGTAAATTTTTGGTTGTCATATATAACTATTAATAAAATCGATGTAGTTACTCATCTAGATGACCCGTCGATTGAATACCAATTACGAATAACTATCAATTTTACTGTAAATAATGTTTCTACTAATGAAATTGTTATTCTTACAGGGGAGAATGGTCAATTGATTGTTGAATAAGGGAGAATATGCAAGTCAAAAAAGATGTATCATATATTAATAAGGATTTCAGTTCATTTCGTAAAAACTTAATTGATTTTACGAAACAATACTTTCCTACAACATATACTGATTTTAATGAATCATCGCCTGGAATGATATTTTTGGAAATGGCATCATATGTAGGCGATGTATTATCATATTATGCAGATAGCAATTTAAAAGAATCATTATTAGAACAAGCATCGGAACGAGGCAGTATTTATGATATATCAAAAACATTAGGATATAATCCAAAAAACGTTGTTCCTGCATATGTTACATTAGATATATATCAACTATTACCAGCAACGGGTTCTGGTGCAAATATAGCGCCAGATTATAATTTTGCATTGTCTATCAAACCAGGGATGCGAATCAAACAAAATAATGGCAATTCTACATTTAGAACATTAGATTCGGTTGATTTTACATATTCATCATCAATTGATCCAACCGAAGTAACTGTATATCAAACTGACACTTTAAATAATATTCCTACTTATTATCTTTTAAAGAAACAAACAAAAGCAGTATCAGGCGATGTTAAAACAGCTACATATACATTTGGCACTCCGGTTCCATATGATAAAATTGTTTTACCTGATACTAACATTATAGAAATAATTTCAATTACAGAATCAGATGGCGATAATTGGTTTGAAGTTCCATATTTAGCACAGGATACAATTTTTGAATCAGTTCCAAATTTAGCAGAAAATGATCCAGATTTAGCACCATATCGTTCATCATCACCAAGCTTGTTAAAATTAAAGAAAACGGCAAAACGTTTCATAACAAGATTGCGTAGTGATAATAAATTAGAAATACAATTTGGCGCAGGTATATCTGATAATAATGATGAAGAAATTGTTCCGAATCCAGACAATGTAGGTAATGGATTAACTGGTATTCGCAGAGCAGTTAATATTGATATTGATCCATCAAATTTTTTATATACTAGAACATATGGACAAGCACCATCGAATACAACATTAACAGTAACATATACAATAGGTAATGGCGTATCTGATAATGTTCCTGCATCAGTATTAACCAATGTTAATTATATCGAATTTGATGATGATATTAATTCTACAATTAGTACGCCAGCTTTAAATTTTATTAAATCTACAATAACTGTAAATAATCCAATGCCAGCAATTGGAGCTAAATCTGCAGATTCTTTGCAAGACATAAAAAATGCAGCACTAGCTAACTTTGCAACTCAGAATCGTTTAGTTACTAGAGAAGATTACATTGTTCGATCATATTCGATGCCAGCTAAATTTGGTAGCGTTTCAAAAGCATATATTGTTCCAGATGATCAAATTGCCCAGTCGGATTATCAAGGAACGCGAGTTCCTAATCCATTAGCAATGAATATGTATGTTTTAGGTTTTAACGAAAATAAACAATTGGTTGCATTAAATGACGCAGTAAAACAAAATTTAAAAACATACTTAGATTACTATAGAATTCTAACAGATGCTATCAATATTAAAGATGCATTTATTATTAATATTGGAATACAATTTGAGATTATTGTTCTTTCAAATTATAATAGCAATGAAGTTTTATTGAAATGTATTAATGAACTTAAAAAATATTTTGATATTGATAGATGGCAAATAAATCAACCAGTAGTTAAATCAGAAGTTATTAACACTATAGCAAATGTAGCAGGAGTTCAATCAGTAGTTAATGTTGTATTCAATAATTTATATGATACGTCATTAAATTATTCCGGAAATGTTTATGACTTACCGACTGCAACACGTAATGGTGTAATTTATCCTTCATTAGATCCTAGTATTTTTGAAGTTAAATTTCCAAATCAAGATATTAAAGGTCGCGTAGTAAATTATTAAGGAAATAAATGTTTAGAATATTTTATGCAAATAAAGATACAACGTTATATGAATCATATCCAGATTACAATACTGGATTAGATGAAATATTAGAAATTGGAAAACGTTTGGGCAATGACGGTTCAACGTTATTAAAATCTAGAGCGATTGTTAAATTTGATATGTCTGAAATATCAGCATCATTATCTACATATAACAAATCAGTAACTGATTGTAAATTTGTATTGCAATTATATACTTCCCATGCAAAAAATCTGCCATCTGATTATTCTGTGTTTGCAAAAATGCTAGGACAAGATTGGGTTAATGGTACAGGCTATTTATCAGATTTAACTACAAATGGCGCAACCTGGTCAGGATCAATGTCAGCTTCTGCTTGGATATCGGGTAGTCAACAACAACAAATTGGCACGAGTAGATTGTATATATCAGGTTCTGGTGCCGGTA